ATCTGGAAGGCGTTAACCGTATCGCCCGCAATTTGCGTTTCGTACGCGGTAACGGCGAACGGTTCCGGCGCGGCGCTAGCAGCGATCTCGGTTGCCTCTGGCGGGGTGCTAGGGGCGTCTGCCGGGGTAGCCGGGGCGGGGGTCTTAGCCGGGGTCTTAGCCTTAGCCTTAAGGAAATTGGGAACGTCCAACCCGTCTTCGGCCTTTTTCGGGGCGGCTTTCTTAGCGGTAGTAGCCATTGTAATGGTCCTTTACGTTAGCATTTTGGGCGTTATTGCCCGGTTACTAGGTAACAGCCTAGCCTAAGTTGCGAACCGAGTAAACCCCTAATTCGTAACTTAGGGTAGGGGCGGGCCGGTAAAGGCCCGCCGACCCAACTAGCCCGCCGCGTTGGAGATTTTAGCCGCCGCGCCGAACATTTCGATTGCGGTATTCAAATCGGTGTGGGTAACCACCATTTCAAACTTACCGCCCGGGCCGTACCAATCGCAACATTCTAGGTGAATTTCCCCGTCTGTCGGTTCGGTTATGGCTACCAACATTGCGCCGTACAGACCAGCGTTTATAGCGTCGTCTTCGTTTTGGGCTAAACGCCATTCTACCGTATCGCCGGTAATTTCTACAATAGCAGTTATTTCGGTGTGGATTTTCGTAATCATAGGTTAGGTCCTTTTAGGTTACGGGGCTGGCGTTTGCCGCCCTACTACCTATTAACATAGTGGCCGGTTCTTAAAATGTAAAGCGGTAATAGCGATAAAAGCGAAACTAATTTAGGTTATGTAACGATAACAACGGGTTGCGGGTAAATAAAAGGGTATGGCGGGCTAGAGGCGGGGGCTGTAAAACCGTATTAGTAGTTCCTTATATACGCGCGTTACAATACATTACCGTTAGCTAATATAGCCTAGGTTGTATTACCTTTTACTAATGTATAGTCCGCAACCCCCCTAGGTACGGCGGCCCCCGGCCCCGGCGTTTTGGCCGTTGATCTAGTAGCAATGTCTAATGAACGCTGGCAATGAACAACTATAGGCGACAATGAATCTTTCCCTGTGAGTCGGGGGCCGGGGAACTATTCGGACGTCTTCGTTGTACGCTCTCAACCCCTCCAAATACTGATCACTTCCTAAGAGCCTTTCGCACATTGCCTATAATCACCACCCTCTCTCGCACCTGCGCGTAGTACAATCCCCGTATAACATAAACCACACTCGCGCGGATTTAGGTAATCGTATCCTAGCCATCCTAGGAATCACCTAGATATCCTAGGTCATATCCTAGGTACATATCCAACGATTGCAATGAGTTAGTTCCTCATTCTAGGATTAGGATAGGATATAGGGTAAAACGAAGTAAAAATAAAACGCCCTACGCGCGTAGTAACCTAATCCTAGAATGGTCAGCTAAGTGCTTGCTTTTATTGCAAACACGGCTAGGATATGCCTAGGATATGACCCTATTCCTAGGGTTTCGTTATTTTGGGAGGTTTTGGGGGTTGCGCCGGAGCACGTGCTAGGGTATAGCTCAGAGGGCTTTGGAAGTAAAGGGACCATTAAATGCCGTTGCCGACCACATCGAAACGTAAGAGCCGAGTTACACTGGCCAAGGAGATACAAGCAGCCGTTCGCAAGCACCTGCCAGATCTGGATGATGCGTATGATCCGATCATCGAGATGGCACTGGTCGGGGCCAACCCAAGAACACCCCCCGAACTACGGACAGCGGCGAACAAGGAAGTTGCGAGCTTCTTGTACCATAAACTGAAGGCCGTCGACTTGACGGTAATGCAAGACCAGACCGTGCATGTGCAGGTTGTTGATTTTTCTCAGATCGGCCCAGACACACCACCCATGAAACTGATCAATGCTCAGGAAGCTCTTGAGAACTTGATCAAAGAGGAGCTTGACGATGACGACGAGGACGATTAGCCGTGACCGGGGAGAAGAGGTGGCTCACACGACCCGAGAAAACTCCCGTGGCTCCAATCGAGATGGCACTCGGGTTTCCCCCGCAACCACCATCTCCTTCACCGCTCCCCGCACGTTCGCTGATTCCGGAGACGGTCTGGCTGGCCTCTCCGTTGGAGATCGGGTCGCGGTTGAAGGTTCAGCGCTCAATAATGGCATCTTCACCGTCAAGGCGGTTGCGGCGGGCACGGGCACGTTCGAAGAGACTGTCAAGTCCGAGAGTGCTGGTAGTTCAATCAGTCTCCGAGTAGTCAGCTAATCATGAGCAGCGTACCGGGTTTCGATCCCCTCAAGAACCTCCCTGCGGGTCGCATCCTCACGCGCCCCCAACATGAGGCCCTGTGGACAGAAGCCACTTCTCTCGGTCGCCCGCTCGTTGCAGCCGAGATAGAAGATATCATTGGTGTGCCACTCGAGACAGTTCAGATGAAGCGTGACTTCCACACAGGGGAAGCCCCCCGTTCCGGCAAACATCGCTACGGATGAGCAATGTCTCCATCCCATACAACTGGTGGCCTCGGGCGTATCAGCTGAACCTCTGGAACGCGATGGACGACGGGTGCAAGCGGGCCGTGGCCGTCTGGCATCGACGTGGGGGCAAGGACCTCACAGTTCTCAATATCACAGTCAAGGAAGCCCTGACCAAGCGCGTGGGGCTGTATTGGCATGTGCTGCCGACATATGAGATGGGTCGCAAGATCGTCTGGAACGGCATGACCGGGGATGGCAAACGCTTCCTCGACTTCTGGCCTCCGGACATGGTGAAGCGCCAGCGCGAAGACCTCATGTTCATGGAGATGACAAATGGCTCAATCTGGCAAGTCGTGGGGTCTGATGATCCTGATCGTCTGGTTGGGTCTAATCCTGTGGGCGTTGTATTCTCGGAATACTCCCTTCAGAACCCTCAAGCATGGGAATACATCCGACCGATCCTCACGGAGAACGGCGGGTGGGCAATCTTCATCTATACCGCGCGTGGTCGCAACCACGGGTACGACATTATCCAACACGCCCTCCAGTCGAAAACCTGGTTCGGCGAAGTATTGACAGTTGACGACACCCGTAAACCATTGGTGGACCAAAATGGAAACGCAATACACTCGGAAGACGGGGGCGTTGAAATGGTTCCCGTCGTCTCCCCTGAAGCGATTCAAGACGATCGTGACTCAGGAATGCCTGAAGAAGTCATTCAGCAAGAATACTGGTGTTCATTCGACGCTCCCCTTGTGGGATCTTACTATGGCGAGCAGATGTCATCCGCCGCAGAAGATGAACGCATCGGAAAGTTCCCCTACGACGAGAGACTGCCTGTCGAGACTTGGTGGGATCTTGGGATTGGAGACTACAACGCCATTTGGTTCGTTCAGTATGTAGGACGTGAGATCCGACTTATCGACTACGAAGAAGGATCAGGTGTCTCTCTTGAGCAGTGGATCAAGTTCTGCCGAGATAAGCCATACGTATATTCCGAGCATCAAGCGCCCCATGACATTGAGATCCGAGAATATACGACAGGTAAATCTCGCTGGCGAGCAGCTGCTGACTTGGGGTTTCGCTTCAATGTTGTGCCGAAGGGAAGGGTCGAGGATGGTATTGACGAATCTCGACGTGAACTGAGACACTGCTATTTCCACGAAGAGACTACTCAGAAGGGTATCGAGGCTCTCCGTCAATACCGCAAGCAGTTTGATCCAAAGACTCAGATGTACCGTGATAGGCCGGTGCATGACTGGGCCTCTCATGGTGCAGACAGCTTCCGAACTGGAATGATGGGTCGCCGTGTTCCCAGTGTGCACGGAACACCACAGCAAAAAATAGCTTTTAATGACGAGGACGATGAGCTAGGGTTCTACGTATCTGATTCGCAGAACCTGCAAACCACGGCAATGGAATAACCAATGGGCGGACTATTCGGCGGTGGTGCACCAACACCCGCTCCTATCCCTGAACCTCCCGAGCGCGAGGACACAGAAGCCGCCAAGCGGGCTTCCAACGCCCGCCAGCGGGCTGCGAACTCCGTAGGCTCCTCCCAGACCATCCTGACCGGGGGTTCTGGCGTTTCCACCGACGATGAGAACGTCAAGAAGACCGTGTTGGGCGGCGGGGCTTCAGCCTAATGGAGATCGCGAAGATTGTTCGCATCCTCAGTGGGCTTCGTTCCGAGCGGGGTACGTGGGAAAGCACATGGCAGGAGTCAGCCGAATACGGCAACACCAGCCGGGCTACCTTCACAGGTTCCCAGACCAAGGGTTCAAAGCGCACCCGTAAGATATTCGACACCACCGCTCAGTGGTCTGCCGAGACCCTGGCCAATGGTCTGCACGGGATGATGATGTCCCCGTCGACCAAGTGGTTCTATCTGTACAAGGATCGCTCCAACCTCAGTCGTCGTTCTCTCAAGTGGATTCAGAACACCGAGAACATCCTGTATGACATGTTTGGGGACAGTCGCTCCAACTTCCATTCGCAGGTTCTCGAGCTTCTCTACGATACCGTGTCTCTGGGCACAGGTATCTTTCAGGCGACCAAGACCACCAAGGGTCATCTGCTCTATCAGTCACGCCTGTTGTCTGAATGTTATCTGGTGGAGAACTCCATCGGTATCGTCGACGGTCTGATCCGCGTGTTCAAGTGGGACAGCCAGCAGATCTTCGAGCAGTTCCCGGAGACCATACCAGCAGAGATCATGAAGGAGATCATGGATGGAAAGATCAAAAGTCATTCCATCATCCATGCTGTTCTCCCTCGTGCTAAGTGGATACCGGGCAACAAGCACAAAAAGAACATGCCTTGGATGTCGGTGTACTTCATCGAGAAGACCAAGGAAGTTCTTCGCGAAGGCGGGTTCAAGAGTTTTCCATACCAAACTCCTCGCTGGCTCAAGCGTAGTGGCGAGACCTACGGTGCTGCGCCCATGCTTGCCGCGCTCCCTGATATCCGTACAGCCAACGAGATGAAACGTGAGATCCTCGAAGCGGCCCAGAAACTGAACCGACCCCCGCTGCAGTTGCCCGACAGTGGGTTTATCGGTCCTATTCGCCAGATGACCGGGGGGCTCAACTACTACCGAGCCGGGAGCAAGGATCGTATTGAGGCTCTCGATACAGGCGCTCAGCCTCAGATCGGCCTCGATATGCTGAGCCGTATTCAGCAGGACATCATGCGACAGTTCTACGTCGATGCGTTTATGCAGACGGATGACAGTAACGGTGTCAACGTCAAGGCGGCGTTTACTCGTCAGCGTCGGGACGATCGGTTCCGTCAGTTGTCTCCTATGACCAAGCGCTTCGAGGGTGAGTTCATGTCTCCCGTGGTAATGCGTACCTATGAGATGGCAGACGACATGAACCTGCTTGACGACGCACCGGATGAGTTGTTGGACGAGAGCCACCAGCTGGGTCTGGGTTACGTCTCACCAATCCACCGGGCTCAGAAACTCGAGGACGGTGAAAACCTCATGCGTCTGATGGAGATGGTTGCCCCCATTGGCGAGGTCGATGCTTCTGTTTGGCAGAACTTCTCGGGTGATGATATTGTTCGGTATGGAGCGAATGAGCTTTACAATATCCCTGTTAATATGCTAAAACCTCAGGAAGTGGTTGATGCTGCACGTCAGCAGGAACAACAGCAAGCCAAGTTGAAACAGGTCATGGATACCATGCAAGGCGGCGCTGCAGGATTGAAGGATGTTTCAGTTGCTCGGAAGAATGTTGCGTAGAAGCAAAGTTCGTCTCAAAGCGGCACAGCTGTTTGAGCAGCATCCTGACGTCCTACATTATTTACTGGAAGAATTCGGAACCTTTGAATCTGCCTACGTCCGTGGTGACGGTGGGGCGGATCGGGAGACCGTCTTCCAAGCTGGCCGACAGTCATGCGGCCATCATCTTATTGGTCTGGTGCACATGAGTGCACAGGAGCTTCTCGCCCTACGCTCCGAAGAACTCCAGGCCAATGCAGAAGGGCAAGAAACTCAAGCAGAAGGGTACACTGACGATGACTGACACTGACACCGACACTGACACAGGTGAAGGCGGTCCAACGTTCCAAGAGCAGCTTCCCGAGGGCATGCGGGGCAACGCGGCTCTGGCAGACTTCAAGGACGTAGGGGGACTGGCCAAGTCCTTCTTGGACACCTCAGCCATGGTGGGCAACTCTGTCAAAATTCCGGGCGAAGGAGCCACTGACGAGGACTGGTCGTCTTTCTACGGCAAGCTTGGTCGACCGGACACTCCTGATGGCTATGAACTCACCAAGTGGGAACAGCCGAAAGGTTTCGTATCTGACGAGGCCATGGAAAAGTCCTTCAAGGGGATGGGACACAAACTTGGTCTTTCCCCGGCCCAGATGGAAGGTCTCAATGGTTGGTATGGTGAGCAGATCAACACTGTAGCTGCGGGACTGAGCGTGAAACAACAGACGACGGCTGCAGAGGCTATTGACGAACTCAAGACGGAATGGGGCGCGGCCTATGAAGAGAAGGCCGACGCGGCAATGAACGCTTTCAAGGCATTTGCCACTCCTGAGCAATCAGAGTATCTCGAGACCTCCGGTATCGGCAACGACCCTCAGTTGGTTCGTGTCTGGGCCAAGGTCGCCGAGGGCATGTCCGAGGATGGCATCCTTCCGGGCAAACTCGGGGGCACGGGAACCTTGACACCTGACGAGGCCAAAGCCCAGATCGCCACCAATCAGGCGGACGCTGAGTTCCAGAAAAAGTACAACACAGCGTCCCACGCAGACCATGGCGAGGCTGTAGACGAAATGGCCAAGCTTTTTAAGCTTGCGTATCCGGGGTAAAGGTGCTATGTTGGAAATCAATAATCGGTTAGAAGCTTTGAAGCTGGCCGTGGTGACCAGAAACGGTGCTGAAAACACCGAGGGCATCACAGAACGAGCGGGGAAGTTTCTCGAGTTCCTGGAAGACGATGGGGTTGCGGCTGAGCCGTCCCATCGATCGACCAAAGGCAAATCAGCCTCAAAACGATAGAGGGTCCGTCCTCCGGGTTGCTCTCGCCATTCACCCTATTAACCACTTTCGTCGGAGGACGGACAAATGTCATTTGAAGTCACAACTGCCTTTACCGAACAGTACAAAGGCAACGTCACAATGCTCGCACAGCAGAAGGGTTCTCGCCTTCGTGGTACGGTCTCGGAAGAGCCGATCACGGGCAAGGCCGCTTATGTTGAGCGTGTTGGTGCCGTTGCTGCTCGGCGTGTCACCGCTCGACATGCTGATTCACCCCTGAACGATACGCCGCACTCTCGTCGGCGCATCGCGATGTTCGATTACGACACTGGCGATCTGATCGACGATCTTGACAAAGTCAAGATGTTGATCGACCCGACCTCGAACTATGCACAGGCACACGCTTGGGCAATGGGTCGTGGCGTGGATGATGAGATCATCCCAGCGTTCTTCGCTGACTCCTACGCTGGCGAAGACGGCTCGACGACCATCAGCTTCCCGGCTGCAAACAAGATTGCCGTTGATTCCCATGCCTATGGCACGGGTTCGGGCAATGCCGGTCTCACCGTCTCGAAGTTGATCGAAGTGGCCACGAAGCTGGACGAAGCCGAGAACATCGACAACGACGAACCTCGCTACATCGGATTTTCGCCGAAGCAGCGGGCCAACCTTCTGCAGACCACTGAAGTGACTTCTGCCGACTATGCCAGCGTGAAAGCGTTGCATGACGGCCGGGTCGACAGCTTCATGGGCTTCACCTTCAAGCTGACCAACCGCCTCGAGACCGACGCCAACGGCTTCCGCCGTCTGCCGGTCTGGCTCCCTTCGGGCATGCGCTTGGGCATCGGCAAGGACATCGTGGGCCGCATCACTGAACGTGGTGACAAGCGGTTCTCGATGTATGCCTACTTCTGCATGTCTATCGGGGCCACGCGTCTCGAGGAAGAGAAGGTCTTCGAAATCAAGTGCGCCGAATAGTCGGCAACTGAACGAGGGGACTTAGCCGGTCCCCTCGTTTTTAACCTGGCATCCAAACACATGGAGGGTTGCATATTATGGCTGTAGTTAATCTTAAGGGTTCGCTCGTTATGACGGGCCTGGACAATGCGCTGAGTCAGACACTCGCTGACGTGGCGCTCAACGGGGGCCGTGTACGTGCTTCCATCGAGACCGTGGAAGTTGGTGCTGCTGACAGTGCCACTTCGACTTACTTGATGCACCGGCTTCCGTCGAACGCCCGCATCATGCCCGGTTCGAAGATCATGCTAGACGATCTCGCAAGTTCCGGTGCTCCGACACTTGATATCGGTGTCAAGGCATACAAGAATAATCTTGTTAATTCCGCTGACCCCGATGGCTTGAATGCTGGCATTGATGCCGCAACCGCTGGGGAAGCCCCCATGGTTGCAGGTATCGCGGACTGGGGCAAACAGCTCTGGGACTATGTCGCGTCTGAGACCAAGAACCCCGGTGGCCTTCTCGACATCTACATCAGCCTCGTTGACGCTAATGTGAATGTTGGCGGAACCATCACCTCGATCGTGTACTACACAGTCGACTGAGTGCTTGGGAGGGGGCTTCGGCTCTCTCCCATACACTGGGAGAAGACCATTGTCCTCAGAAGTTTCAATCTGTAATGCTGCCCTGATACACTTAGGACAGGAAACTATTGCCAATCTCTCAGATGACAACAAACGGGGACGGGCCATGAACACCCGTTATTCTGACATTCGTGATGCTCTGCTCCGTCGTCACCCTTGGAAATTTTCACTCACTCGTACGAACTTGGCAGCTGACAGCACAGCGCCGGAATACGAGTGGGCATATCAGTATGAATTCCCCAGTGACTGTCTGTTGATGTATCAGATCAAGGATTTTTACGAACCTTGGATTTCTGAAGGAAACAAGATCCTCACTGACCAGTCGGGCCCACTGTACTGTCGCTACATCAAGAAGGTAACGTCTCCTTCTGTGTTCGACCCGAACTTCGCTGAACTTCTCGCACTCGAACTCGCAAAAGTTACCTGTATACATCTGACCAACAGTCTCAAGCTGTTGAAAGAGATTATCGCTCCTATGTACGAAGACGCTTTGTACATTGCTCGGTCGACTGGTTCTCTTGAAGGGTATCCTGAGAACACTCTTGACACGGGTTCTTGGGTCGATGTTCGGGGCAGTGATGTCGGGCGCTAACTATATACAGACCAACTACACCGGGGGTCGTGTCTCTCCCCGCTTGTATGGACGGGTCGATCTGGACCGCTACCAGAACGGTGCGGAGCAGATCTTCAATTTCATCGTGCACCCACACGGGGGCCTCAGTCGTCGTGGCGGGACCACGCATGTTGAAACAGTCAAGACACAGAGCCTGTTCACCCGTCTGATCCGATTTGAATTTTCTACCACTCAGGCGTATGAGCTTGAGTTTGGCAATCTCTATTTCCGCATCTTCCTGAACCATGGTCGCCTCGAAAGCGGAACACCAATCGAGGTCGTCACACCCTACCTCACTGCCGACCTCCCCGGCCTCCAGTGGCTGCAATCCAATGACGTGTTGTACGTCATGCACCCGAGTTACCCGTTGCACAAGATCGAGCGCACCAGTGCTCTCGTCTGGACGATCACTGAAGTCACATTTGTTGATGGACCCTATCTGTCCTCCGGCCAGATCAACAGCGGTGTCTTGACCACGGACATCAGTGTCCAGTCGGCGGCGACAACAGGAACGGGTGTCAACCTGACCGCCACTGCAAACCTGTTCGTGGCCACTGACGTTGGACGTCACGTTCGCATTAAGGTTGGGGGTGCTGATTGGGGCTGGGGCGTCATAGCTTCATACGTCAGTGCCACCGTTGTCACATGGGACATTGAGTCCACGGTGACTACGGCCACAACCGACACGGACCAGTGGCGTCTAGGTCTATTCTCGGAAACTACAGGTTATCCGCGATGTGGGAGCTTCCACGAGCAGCGTCTGGCCCTAGCCGGGGCAGCATCCTTCCCGCAAACTATCGCGTTGAGTCAGACTGCCAGCTTTGAGTTCTTTGGACCTACCGACTTGGATGGAACAGTCGTTGCCAGCAATGGTATGACGTACACCTTGTCCGGCGACACTGTCAGCTCAATTTTTTGGATGAAGTCGGGCAAGCGTCTGAGGATCGGAACACAGGGTGCAGAATTCCAGCTGTGGTCGGGAGGTAATGACGTGGGTCTGACGCCAGACAACGTTCGCGCCGATCCTGAATCCTTCTACGGTTCCCTTGCTGACGTCGTTCCTCTGCTTGTCGGCAAGAACGTCCTGTTCGTTGGGCGCACGGGTCGCAAGCTGCGTGAGATGTTGTATGTCTTCGAGGACGACGGATTTGACGCAGACGATCTTACCCTGTTGTCTGAAGACATTAGCATCGGCAATATAGTCGAGGTCGCCTACCAACAGAACCCTGACGACGTCATCTGGTGTCGCCTCAACACTGGCAAACTGATTGCGCTCACCTATCTGAAGAAGCAAGAAGTCATCGCTTGGCACACTCATGAGCTTGGCGGGAACTTTGGAGGGACCCATCCTTTCGTTGAATCTCTGTCCAGCATCCCAGACCCGAATGGAGAGTTCGATGAAGTCTGGATGGTTGTCAAGCGCACCGTCGACGGCGGAACTGTTCGATACATCGAATACATGAACCGAGTGTTCGATGAGGACATTGAACTGACTGACGCGCGTCTGCTGGATGGCATTCTCGAGTATTCCGGGTCCGCCACAACAACCCTGAGTGGTCTAGGTCATGCAGAAGGTGAGAGCCTCACGGTCGTATCCGAAGGAGTTGACCTTGGTGAATTCACGGTAGAGAGTGGGGCGGTTGCACTCCCCCGTTCCGTCACGTCGGCGTATGTTGGGTGGAACTATTCCAGCAAGATGAGAAGTCTCCGTCTTGAGGGTGGTGCCCGACGAGGGGTTGCACAGGGTCGTCTTGCCCGTGCGCATGAAGTCATTGTACGCTTAAACAGAAGTCTGGGCGGGAAAGTTGGATACAGTGAAAACGACACTCTTGAGAGCATGAGCAGTCGTAGTCCGAGCACTCCCATGGGCCAGGTCCCTCCACTATTCACAGGAGACAAGATAGTCAATTTCCCTCAAGGACACGAACGGGGAATTCAGGTGTACGTTGAACAGGCCCGTCCCCTGCCCATGAACATTCTTGCTGTGATTTCGGACATCGAGATTGAAGAGGGTCTGTCGTGAAGTTTGTCCCCTTTGAACCTTTCCACTTGAAGAACCTGTCCCTCCAAGAGGCCCAGTCTCAACACTCCGAAAACATTGCGAATTTTGCGAACTACGGCAAGGCGCTTCGTCCGGGGATGTCTTACAGTGCGATCGATATCGATACGGGTCGTATCGTTGCGTCTGGTGGTGTCTTGACTAAGTGGGAAGGCTGTGGGATTGCTTGGTTCTTATTCAGTGAGGACACCAAGGCACATCATTTCAGGTGCATCCACAAATTCACTGAACGGTGTGTCGAAGTGTGTCTTCGGTTCCAGTTCCATCGTATCGAAGCGACGGTCATACCGCATCACGAGCAGGGTGTCCGTTGGATGAATTTGCTCAATTTTGAACAAGAGGGTATGCTCCGGGGGTATGGTCCAGATATGTGCGACCATTTCATGTTTAGCCGGTGCAGTCCCGCCTACCACGAGCAAAGCAATGACCGGAGTTGAAGTAGCAGTAATCGCGGGTTATGCAGTCACGGCTGCGGACGTCATGATGGTGGCGAGCGCCGCCATGAGCATCTACGGCGCTGTCAGTCAGGCGAACCAGCAGCAGGATACTGCGGAATACAATGCTGCAGTGTCTCGGAACAACGCGATCGCCATCCGACAGTCTGGCGCAGCAGAAGTCGCCCGCAAGGAACGGGAAGCTCGAATTCTGGCTGGTGAGCAGATGGTGTCATACGGGGCCAGTGGAGTGGCCCTCGAAGGCACTCCGATGGACCTGATGACTGACACCGACATTGAATCAGAGCTTGACCGTCTGATGGTCACCTATCAGGCACAGGTGCAAGCGAGCAATCAACAGAGCAAGGCGATTGGTTTTGACCGTGACGCGGACAGCGCACACGACGGTCTGTTAGTCGAGAGCGCAGGGACACTCTTGTCCACCGGCTCTAAACTTGGAACGGGCAGTAAATCCTCAACGCCCAAATTCACAGGGGTCAATCCCTTCGCCGGGTCCAACCCCGGATCAGTGGCATAGGAGCGTCTGATGGCCGTACCAACATTTAGCCGTGGTCCTGTTTCGACCCCTCAGCTTCAAGACACCATTAACCCGAGTGACCCAGGTTCCGCTCGGAGGCAGCGTGGAGGACAGTTGCTTCAACAAGGTGCGGCCAACATACAGGAGCGCATCAAAGAGAACCAGCGCCGAGAAGACCAGCAGTGGGTCGCTGAGTCATCTGCTAAGTTCCGCGAACAGGAAATGTCGGCCTTTCGTCAACAGCAGCTTGAAGACGACAACATAGACGGCTTCTCCGAACGCACCATTAATGCGTTCCAAAGTCGTGCTGACGTGCTCACAGACACAGCACCTTCTGACGATGCTCGTGATGCTCTGACACAACAGATTGGGCAGTTCCGGGTCTCACTTCATAACAGTTCATTGGGCTATGAAGCGGACCAGCGGGTCGCCAAACGCTTTAGCTCAATGACGGCATCTATTGACACCATGGCCAACAACGCCGCAACCAGTCCAGAGAACTATCAGCTTGAGCTTGATGCAGCGTTGCAGATGTCCAAGGACGCGGCGGACGATCTCCCGGCAGACAAGACTGCCAAGCTTGAGGAAATGGCCAAGAACAAAATCACACGCGGGTTTCTCCGTGGTGTGATTTCCAAGAACCCTTATGGGGCCAAAGAGATGCTGAATAGCGGAGACTACGATGATGTGCTTTCAGCACCCAATCGTGAAGCTCTGATGAGTTCAGCAGAGAGCAAGATTAATGTTCTTGAGGCTCAAGCTCGTGCAGTCCGTCAGGCCAAATACATTCAACTGAAAGACATCATCAAGGACAACGTTGATGTCATGGCTGCTGGCCATGACCCTGCACAGTTGGATGGTATCGATGAACAACTCACGGCTCTTGGTGGCTCGGAAGAGGCAGAGCTTCGCTCCATCATTGGTGGCGCTGCGGCCACGGGCCAGGTCCTCAAGAGTTTTGTGAAGCTGACCCCTATCGATCAGCAGAACGCTCTCAATAACGCTGAGATACAACTCCGTAAAGGCCCGATCGTTCCGGAGCAGTTGGAGATCGTCAACGGGATGCGCAAGGCCCTCAACTACAGATCACGTGCGGTTGCCAAGGACGCTTTCAGCTATGCCGTGGAAGTGGGACTTCTCGACAATTTCCAGCCACTCGATATTACGAACCCGGCGTCACTCACGAAACGGGCAGAACAGGCACAGTTCCTTGAGGATCACTTCGGCGCGGAAGCTATCCCCTTCACCGACCCTGAAATGGTTATGTTCACTGACGCGTATGGCGACGCCGACATCCAGCAGCAGCAGCAGATGCTGTTTGGCATGGCCACAGTATGGCGTCCCGCCCTCATCCAAAAGTTCGCCGAGAAGATCGGACCGAACAACCCGACCCTGTCTTTCACGATGGCGATCATCAATGAACGTCCTTCCATCGCCAACCTGATTATGCGAGGCCAAAAGAAGGTCGACGCTCTTCCGGAGTTCCGCGCTCGTCGAGAAGACTACGCTTCGCTCGTTGCTGAGAAAACAGCGGGCATGTTCCAGAACCGACCGGCGTTCCATCGTTCTGCCATCGACAGCACCTTGGCCATTTACATGGAGCGGGCGGGCGGACAGTTCGATGTGGACAATATCGCTGAAGGAGACATTGAAGACGCTCTCCGTCTGGTACTTGGTGGCGAGATCCGCAACGGTCGCATAGTTGGTGGAGATCTAGAATTCAACGGAACTCGTATCGCGTCTCCTATCTCCGGGTTGGACGAAGACGACTTTGAAGACGGGATGGACAACCTCAGTGACATTGACCTTGGTCGCTACTCGTACACCTACGATCGGTTGCGTCGTTCATACTCCCGAACAGACAACCCGACCACCCAGAATGGCCACACCATCACCGCTGCCCATATTCGTGCGGCGGGCAAGTTCGAGGGCGTGGGCGACGGCAAGTATTTGGTTCGCTACGTCGACGGGTATCTGATCGACGATCGGGGCAACCCTTACGTCCTCAACCTGAAAGAATACTTCAACAACACTTCCACGGCAACTCTGGGAGAGTTTCAATAATGGATGGACCAGAAGACGCCATCGCCACAGCGGCACTCATCCCGTCAACCGGGCATGAGACAGGTTTCCTAGAGAACTTGGAAGCCGCATGGAATGGCATGCGGGCCACTGAGCTTTCGTCTTCTCGGATAAACAATGTGGACGACGTCCTGCAAGAGCAGATAGATGCCTACAACGAAGCGACCGGCACGGACTGGGAAAGAGACCACATTAACGAAGGGTCTCTGCCTGATGACTTCAGTCCTATCGGTCCTCTCCGCAAGAAGTTCGAGCGGTTTCAGCCTGACCTGCTGAAGCTTCTTCAGGAGCGACCAGAACTGAGCGGAAATATTCTCTCTAGTATGGGAGCCATCGAACGTCGGGCCGACAGAAACGCCATGGAGGCTCTGGATAGGTTTGATGGCGTTGGAGCAAGAGCCAGCACCCGTGGACAGATCGGCAATCTGATTGGTTCTCTCGGAGCCTTCGGCACAGAGCCGGCGATGGTTGCGACCTTGCCCTTTGGTGGACCCATCGGCGTAGGTGCCCGTGGGGTGGCGGCCTTCAGTTTCCGCGAAGCGGGCCTAGCCATGGTTGGTGAAACTCTGGCCCAGCCTATCGTTCAGGACTACCGACAGGAACTCGGTCTCGAGGCCGGGTTTGAACAGGCACTGACCAACATCGTTATGGCTGGTGGCTTCGGTGCAGGCTTCGGTGCCTTGCTTGGTACGGGCGCTAAGTCTCTCAGCAAGTTTGCGGGGGTCATGGAGAAGGTCTCTGAATCAGGCGGCTTCACTCCTGCTTCTCGTCGGGCGTTCCGTGAGGCGCATCAACTGGCTCTGGAGCAAGAAGCAATCCCCGTTCATACCGTCACGACCGAGGCTCAGGCTCTCCACCAACGCAATCTGCAACAGGCCGTCGAGGATGTTGCTGCTGGCCGTCTCCCGGATATCCACGACGACCCTATCAATCTCAGAGACGACCTGCTCGAGACTTCAGCCCTCAACAGGGTGCTTGAAACTCAGGCTGATCTGGGCGTCGAAATCGTTGACCTGACCGGGGCCGGGGAGGTTGGCGATCTTGTTAAGCACAGTGGCGAGATTGGTCGATCTGAGCGAACGCTGGTCAGGTTGGACGAACTCGCGGAAGGTGCGGACACTGAAGGGTTGGCCCGTATCAACAGCGCACGGGAAATTGAGATAGAGGTACAGGGCGTCCATCGAGAGATTGCTTCGGTAGTGGGCGAGCTTGCCCGTCTACGTGGCCGTGGCCGTCGCGCCCCACTCGAAGCGGTGATGGAAGAACTCGACCCGAAGTTCATGTACTATGTGAAGAACCTTGAGCGCCGCGCAGAACGCATGCGTGAGCAGCTGAAGGCGATGGACACCCCTCGTATCCAGGAAGCCAACAAAGCTGTCGAGGGTCTCAGTGCTCAGATCGACGAGCGGCTGGGCAAGCTGGGCAAGGCCAGCGCCAAGCGCAAGGCAAGCCTCAACAAAGAGATCGACACTCTGCGTCAAGAGCGGTTCGAGCAGATTGATCGTCTGTCCGGTGTGGACACAGACGAAATGGCTCGTCTACGGAAACAGGTCACTGAGCTTGACGAGCAACTTCGGGAAAGTGCAACTCAACAGAGTAAGCTCAAGAAGAGAGCAGAGAAGCAGCTTTCCGCGACTGAGGAAGATCTGGTCAAGCTAAAGGATCGTAATGAGGCCCTTTTGGCCAACAAACTGCAGCCAAAACGGCGAGCAGCTATGAAGGATATAGTAGGCCGTTCAACAGACGAAACGGACCTCGGCGGTAGTATCCCTAGCCCCTCCAGACCTCGCAGGTCGGCGGATACGGGAGCGGAAAATAGCCCTAAACGGGCCGGAAATACGCCGGAAACGCCGGTACGGGAACAAAAGGCACATAGGGCCTACGAACAGACGGTTCGCCAGACAGATGCCCCTGAGGCTCTGGATGAAGCCAACTGGGCTGAGGCCAAGTCCATCTTGGACGAAGACCCGAAGAAGAGTTATCTCATGGATGAGGTTGACGAGCTTGGAGACACGAAGTCTGTGCCCAAGAGCGGCGAACGTATCCAAGAAGAAATCGCTGATCAGGAAACTTTCCTTCGAGAGATCGAAGCATGTATTGGAGGGCCGGGCAATGCCAACACCACTTGAATGTCTTCGACTGAAAGCCGCAGCGGGCAAGGTCGATAAACAGCTTCTCAAGGACGCTGAGGAATTGATTGAAGGTATGGACGCCGCCGACGATGTCGAGCGGGCGCTACAGCTTCGCAATCTGATCGAGTTCCGGATCAACAAACAAAAGCAACAGACCGCGCTTCAGATCAAGATCATCCAGGGTCTGGAAGAGCAAGTGGCGCTGGCCGAGGCCATGCCGAATAAGCGAATTGTGCTTGTCAAGCGTCGTGTCGTAAACGGAAAGACGATCGTTCCGGAGATCGGCTATTCCAACATGACCATGGCAATGCTGTCTCGTATGACCTACGATCCGACCGGGACATTCAAGGGTCCGAACATTGAAACGAATTGGAAGATCGTCAGGTCACAGGCCCAGAGCCTGTTCTCTGAGGGTCTGGAACGGTTCCACCGCAAGACACTGGGCTTCCGCCAAGACAAGGCGGGCATGACGAACTTTCTTCGTGAAACGTTCGGTGAGAACAGTGGGGACGCGTCGTCTAAGACCATTGCAGAAGCTTGGGCACGGGTTGACGACTATCTTGTTCGTCGTATGCAAAAAGCAGGAGGGTCCATTGTAAAGAGATCCGATTGGGGTTTCCCGCAATACAGTGATGCCAAGCTCGTAGGCAACCGTGGGTTTGATGCGTGGTTCTCTTTCATTGAGACCAAACTCGATCGAACGCGCATGGTTGACAACGAGACCGGACAACCGTTCTCGGATAAAGCATTCCGCACTGTCATGGAAGACGTGTTTGATACCATCTCGAGCCATGGGCTGAACAAGCTGGCCCCCGGTGGACCGAAGGTGGGTCGCAAGCTCGCCAACCGCCATGCCGATGGTCGCTTCATGGTGTTCAAGAGTGCTGACGACTGGTTGGCCTACGATAAAGAGTTTGGCAGTCGCGGAGACATCTTCGAGATCATCACCGGACACATGGACCAGATGTCTCGTGAAATCGCCATTCTGGAGACCCTCGGACCGAACCCTGACGCCACGGTTCGCTGGATGACGGACAACGTTCGTAAGTTCAATGCCGGAGTGAACCGTGGTGCTCGTGCGCGTTCGGTACAAGACACCTCAGGGGTGGCTGTCATTGAGAAGTTGTACGACACGCTCACAGGACGTATCAACGCTCCGAACACCGCTTGGTGGGCAGAAGTCAACCAGTTCGTGAGAAACGTCCTGACCAGTGCTCAGTTGGGTGGAGCGTTCATCACGGCCACAACTGACTTGAACTTCCAGCGCCTGACCACATCCTTCAATGGGCTGAATGCTGTTCGTCAGCAGAAGAACATGTTGAAGACCTTCTTTGGGGCGGGAGGCAAAGGTGAGAACCTACGGCTCGCAACGAAGCTCCAGTTCGGTGCAGAACAGTGGGCCGGAACAGCCATTGCCCAGCAACGTTTCATGGGAGAAATCACTGGTCCAAAGACCTCTAGACTTTTAGCTGATGTGGTTATGAGGGCCACTGCACTGAGCCCGTGGACATATGCTGGTCGACATACCGTAAAGATGGAGATCATGCAGTCCGTTGCTGATCGCATGAACAAGCCGTGGGCTGCTCTGGAGCCTGAATTCAAGCGCGGGTTGGAACGCTACGACATTACTGAGGCAGATTGGAAACGAGCAGTCTTGCCAGAGAACATGCTGAACGAAGGTGGCGGGAGTTTCTTCGATGCCGGTACAGCATCACGGAACGGCCACGACGATGTGGCTGCAAAGCTCCTCCGGTTTGCGTTTACCGAGGCTGAGTATGCTGTACCTTCTGCCAGTACGCTCACTCAGGTGGCGCTGACCGGGGGAACCAAGTCTGGTTCGTTCTACGGTGAGATGATCCGCAACGTGGGGCTCTACAAGAGTTTCCCGCTGACCGTGATCCTGACCCATGTGTCGCGTGGCACAGTCTACGCAGGAGTCACCCCGGCCAGCAAAATGCGATACATGCTCGACCTGATGATCACCACGACCATTTTCGGTGGTCTGGTTCTCGAAATGAAACAGATCCTGCAGGGCAAAGATCCGATCGAAGTCTTCGACGCGGAGAACGGACCCAAGTTCCTCGCAGCTGCAATGATGCAGGGCGGTGGGTTGGGTATCTTCGGTGACTTCCTGTTCGCGGACCAGAACCGATTTGGATACGGCATTCTTGAATCCATGGCCGGTCCCGTTATTGGAGGTTTCGTGCCAGACGCCGTGGGACTGACTGTTGGCAATCTGCAGGACATGCTCTACGGGAACGACACCAAGGCCGGTCGTGAACTCACACAGTTCGCAAAACGGTACACACCGGGGTCGTCCGTATGGTACGCTCGCCTTGCAACAGAACGCTTGCTTTGGGAACGTCTTCAGGATATACTGGACCCTAATGCTAATCGCAGTTTCAGAGAGAAGCGCAAACGCGCCAAAACTGACTACGATCAGAGTTGGTGGTGGGCACCCGGCGAGACAACACCCGACCGTAGGCCGGACATAGGAGCGATAGTACAATGACTGTTGACACAAC